CTAATGACTTTGATTTAAACTGGTGTGCTTCATCTCCAACGACCACATTAAATCTTGAGAAATATTGTCGGGGAAGTTTGTAGATAGACTGCCAGGTTGTGATAATTACCTGAGAGTCTGTTTCTCTTTCTTTCCCAGCATATATCTTGTGGCAGTATGAACCAACATCCCACCCATAGTCTGCAAAATCTTTATACATCTGCTCTACAAGGGATGTCGTTGGGACAACTACGAGAATATTTTGTCCTTTCTCAACGTAATATCTCACAATTGAATATATCATCAAAGACTTTCCAGAAGCAGTTGGAGATATCAGCAACTTTCTATTATGTCGTAAAGCGTCGTATACTCCCTCAACTTGATAATCGCGGGGAGCGTACTTGCAGATAGAATTTATATAATCCTTTACACCTTCCTTTGAGATGTGTTCATTTACTTCAAAAGGAAGGCCGTAATACTTATTGTTACGAAACTCATAAGTGTAATTATGTTGCTCACAAAATCTTATGAGTTTATCTAATAGACCAACGTATATTTCTTGTGTATTTACATTAAAAAGATAGATAAATCCGTCCCACCACTTGTTTCGGTAAGCAGGAGCGAATTTAGCATTTGGTACTTCAAATTGAAATGCGTCTCTTAGTTCGTAGTAGACGTGTGGTTCTGCTTCAACTTGAAGAAATACCTCATTCTTTTTTGAAATAATCAAATGGGACATTCATAACATATCAGTTATGATTATTTATTTCTGTTAATTAAACCCTGCTTGGAATCGGTGCCACTCAATTGCGTTCTTGATTTGAAAAGTTCTATTTGAAATTGTTTTGATAATTTCCTCTAAAAACTTCAACATAATGTCATAATATCTAATTTTAAGGTCAACTTTATTCAATCGCTCATCGGCATCCATATGCCTCTGTAAGGCATCCTTTTCTCTAACTTTATAAGGAAATGGTTCTTCAACGTAAACCTCTGCTGGTGCCTTTCCAGTGTAATAATTGTAGCGTTCTAGTTTAACTCTATTGTAAGTTTCTCTTGCTTTTTCTCTAAGTAGAGTAATTGTATTGTATATGGTATAATATTTTGAGTGTAGTTGTGGAATCTTTAAAGATTCATCATGTAAATTATCAGGATCTATGACAGAGTCTTTCTGCCACATTTCCTGAATTTGTTCAAGATTCATAAGGGTTTTCCGTCATTACCTAGGATATTATATACAGTATACTTAAATGATGCCTCTGCAGTCAAGTATACTATATCTGATGCATCGCTACTAAATTCTAAAGAAGACAATGAAAATGGAAATAAGTCTTTAAACCTTACTTGTGCTATAGAATTGTAATTGCTATTTAAAATTACCAAAGATCCATCACTAAAAGAATTTTTAGTTTCCTTTATTCCACTATCCTTATTAGTTATTACTGAACCATATTGACTAGCAGATTCTGGAAATCCCAATCCAGTTAACCAATTATGAAGTGACATGTAATTTTGCATGTTCTCATCAACTAAAAATTTTAAAGTGAAATCTCCATAAGTTAGTTTTTCACCAGGAACATCAAGATCTTTTAAATATGATGGCTGGACTGCCAATCCAAGATTAATTTCCGGTATCCTTGCCGAAGTAGAAAAAAATGAAACTTTCGGATCTCTAGTTAAAGTAAATTTAAAACCTACTGGAGAAAGAAAGTTTCTATTTTGAATTTGTCTATTAAAAGCACTAGTTGCCATTATTTTATAAAGGAGAAGTCGCTGTAGAAATGTATCTTAATAAATTTTTATTTGCAGAAAGTGGTTTCTTTTTATCTTTCTTTGGTTGTGAAATTGGGGGTGGCCCAGATGCATATCTTTGACCTTGTGGAATAACTGTACTCCTAAGATTTTTTTGAACCTCAGGATTGCTCAGTTTATTTACCAAATCTGGATGAAATGCTTGTTCACAAAACTCTTTAAAAGTTTTCATTCTTCAACGATAAGATTAAACCAGGTTTCACTCATACCATTAATTATACTATCTGCAGAGTCCTTATCTTCTGCATAACCTTCATTGATTAAATGCTCAACAACTTTCTCATAATTTTTATGAATTTCTTGAGATTGTCTTGGTGTAGGTTTCATTTTTATCAGTAGTTTTATTTTTATTTAGATAAAAAAAGACCCCCCTTTCGGGAGGTCTGATAGATATGTGAATCAAGATCACATGAGGTTTCTAACTTGAACTCTTCTGTAATAGCGGTTGCTATTAGTCTTGATTGCTCCAAGACCCTGGCTGGTTGCATCGCCTTCTGCGAATGGATTAGCAACAAGACCATAACGGGTCTTGAATCCAATCTTGGGCTGGAATGTGTCCTGACCAACGGCACGAACCATCTGGAGAGGAACATATGGGCAATAGAAGAGACCAGCGTCATAAGGTGAAGAACCCTTATAACCAACAACGTAATACTGACCACCACCAGCGTTGGGGTTAGAACCACCTGAATATGGGTCAATGTATACGCGATACTTACCAGCAAGAATACCAGCGAAGGTATTGCCAGTGTCATCAACGTTGAGGTTAGCGTTGAGTGCAGGGGTGTAGTCAAGAACACCAGCCATGGTCAGTGCTGAAGCAACGTCAGCAGAGCACATGATGATGTTACCCTTTCCTCTACGAGTTCTGGTTGCAATTGCGTTAGCATCGCGCTCGATTTGGAAGATAAGACCCTTAAACTTCTCAACAGACCAACGACCGTTTGAATCAACGTCAAGGTCAAAGATACCTGCGCTAGCAACGTTATGCTGAGCACCAGATTCTGCAACCTTATAGATGGTACGAATAACTTCGCGGTTGATCTCGGCAAGAATCTCAGTTGAGAGAAGATTTGCGAGTTCCGCTTCAGCATTCAAACCGTGAATTGCCTTGAGGTCCTGAGCGAGTTCTAATGAGTACTCAGCTTTCAGAGCTCTTGACTTTGCGGTAACGGTGACTTTCTCAATTGAGAATGCCATCTCGTTGAAATGATCGGTAACACCGAGTGCTTCAGCAGCATCGGTTCTCATACCCTGTCCTACGGTGTAGGCTTGCTGGGTAGCAGATGAATCTGGGCTGAGAAGACCTGGATTGGTTCCTGCCTGGCGAGCAGTGGTTCCAAGACCAACAGCAGCACCTTCATCTCCACCAGCGGTATAAGTACCAGTGGTATTGTTGAATCCAGTATCCTGACCAGACCATGAAGTATCTGGTTCGTTGAACAGTGCTTCAGTTCCGGACTGATTTGCATAGCGTGAACGCATTGCGAAGATGAGTCCAGTAGGACCGTTCATTGGTTGAACGCCAGCGAGGTCATATGCGACCAGGTTAGGCATTGAACGTCTGATTAATGAAATCAGAACAGGGTCGAAACCAGCAACAGGACCTGCTGCATCAGCACCAGCTGAAAAACCAGCATAAGATCCACTTTGTGTGGTTACGGTAGGACCTTCTGAAAGGAATGCACGCTCTTCGCGTAATTCTTTTTCTTGGTTCTCAAGCAGGATTGCAGTTACGGCTCTACGATGTGAATCTTTGATTGAATCCATCCCTTGATAATCAAGGATAGGAGCCCACTTCTCCTGCAGGTATTCGGTATTGAATCCTTGCATTTGTGTTTACCTCGTGTTAAAAAGTTAGTTTGATTTTATGATTTATAAATCACTTATTATTTGATACTCTACTGAGAACTGAAAGATAAGACTCCATAACAGGACTCATTTGAGACTGTTCAGAGTAATTTGCCTCTTCAGATAAATTTTCAGTAGAATTTCTATGAGTGCTAGATGCTTTAGATGGGAAATAAGATTCTCTTAAAGTTACTAGCTTCTCACGATAGCTCTCTTCACTATCAAACTCAACATTTTCAGCAAGAGAAGCGAGTTTGTCTTTCTGAGAAAGTGCGAGACCCTCAGCGACATCTGCAAAAATTACATCAGCAACTGACTCTGCTAATCTTCTATTCAGAGCAACATTTCTTTCAATTTGCTCGTTGAGTTTTTCTTCCATTTCATCAAGTTTATCTACCATGCTCTCGATTACATCATATCTATCTTCAGGGATTGAAACATAATGATCTTCAAAAAGACTCTTCATTCCTTGGAGGAATGATTCAGTCATTTCGGTCTTAAGGCCGTGCTCAACTGCGAGTGCATTTTCTTGAATCCACTCGTCAGCAACATACTCGAGGTATGCATCAACACGATCTGTTAACTCTTCTTTAATATTTTGAATTTCTTCAACGAGAGCATTTTCATACTGCTCTTGTAAAGATTCTTTGATTTCATTAACTTTTGTGCGAATCGCAGCTTCAAAAATAGTTCTTGCCTTTTCTTGAAACTCTTCAGAAAGTTCTTCACCAGCAAGAAGAGCATTGACATCTTCTTCGATATCAAATTCTTCTTCTACAACTTCCTCTTCCTCTTCTTCACCTTCTACAACTCCTTCCTCGCCGCCTTCTACGACTTCTTCCTCACCACCTTCTGCAACTACTTCTTCTTCTTCAATAACTTCTTCATCACCTTCTTCAACTTCTTCTTTTGCTACAGTTTTCATTGGTTCTGCGGGTGCTGCTTTAGCATTGACAACATCTCTAACTTGAGCAAGAGTTGCTCCTGGAGTTTTTAGCATGTTAGAATTGTCATCAGGTCTGCTATTTTCGGGAGTTGGTCCTCCTAAGTCTTCCCAACCACCAGTTTGACCATCAGGAATCCCTGTAGTCAATTTTGGCATTGGATCTGCTGGAGTTGCTCCTTTGGTTACTACGTTTTCCATTTCTTGTAAATTTCTACCAACGGACATTTTTTTTTTTTAGATATTTGTTTATAATCTATATTTATTTATAATTTATAGATTTGAAAGAAATTCACTGAATAAATTCAATTTATGTTCATCAAGTATTTTTTGATCAACTAAGGTATTAATTCTACGCTTTGTTGATTCAGCAAGTCTTTCACGAAGAATACCACCTTCCCAAACCCACTCTTTACCTTCCATAATTCCTTGAACAAAAGCATCAGGAGCAGAAGGATCGGCAACGATATCAGCAGCAGTTGCTAACATGAAATCTTCACCGACAATTTTATGACCTTCATTGGTCATTTTTAATGATCCAACACCACGAGAAGAAACACCAAGGCAAACACCTTCACTAATGAGAGATTTTGCAATCTTACCCATTGGAGTTTCTAAAAGTTGTGCTTTACCTCTAAAGTTTGTTCCATGTTGCTCAAGAGAAACAATCTTATGTGAAACACGATCAAGGTTTACGGTTGGACCGTCTGGATGACCAAGTTCACCGAGAGCACGACCTTTATTAATGAAAGACTCTGTATATCTTTTAACTTCACGGGAGAGTGTTTCCATTGGATACATTCTTCCATTGCGGTTGCAAATATCGCCTTGAAGGAAGATACCTTCAATATATAAATTCTTTTTATTACCTACTTTTTCAGTAATAAATTCTACTTTTTGAATTTCTTCCGTGATTAATTTCATGGTTTTAATTTGTAAATCCTACTTTTGTTCCTCTAACTAAAGCACTATCTGCAAAAACACAATGACTTGCAACTTTTACAAGTTGTTCAACAGAACCACCTGGCATAGTAATAGAACCTATACCTGTTCCTCCTTGAGTTTCAACAACTGACACTACATGAGATGAATTGTCGGTATTTACAAGACGAACTACAGTTGCAGAACTAAAACTAGTTGCAGTCCCAGTTAATATTGGCAGTGCAATCTCATCACCTAAAATTTTTGTTGTCATTATTCCTCTTCCTGATCTTGATTATCATCATATTCAAGTTCATCTTCACTTTCAACATCTTCTACCCCAAACATGGCATTTGCAACATAAGGACGAATTTGGTCAATTTTTTCTGCTGATTTTGCAAAAAGTGCTGCTTTAATGCCGTCAGAAATTTCTGCAGGAGAAGAATCTGTCGCAATCAAATCGATAATGTTTTCCATAAAGTTATTTTATTATTATATTGATATTTATATTTTTCCACCTTTTGGTTTAATTTCAGGTGGTTGAACCATAGATGCATCAATTCCTGGTTCTTCTGGAACTTCACCAAGAGGTGCTTCCTCTGCTCCAGTCATGCCCTGTTCTGGTGAAACTCCTCCACCTTCTTGTGGAATTGGGTTTCCCATTTCATCAACTGGAGCATTTGGATCTGGTAAAATTCCCTTCTGAATTTCATCTTGAATTTGCAAATCAATTTCAATAATTTCTGAATCAGTTTGACGAAGTACTCTTTTTCTTACATATTCTGTTGAATAATATTTTCCAATATAAGGTTCTATAGTGGTTGCAAGAGTCAATCTATTAGTCAACATTTCCGACTCTTTTAATTCAGCAAACTGATTATCATAGAGAAAATCATATTGAATATGATCTTCCATTTTTTCCCAGTCTTCTGGTGATACTATATTTTTCAATAATAATTGAGTGCGAAGCATATCATTAAACATGCTTGCAAATCTTTTTCTAAGTCTTCCTACAAACTTTGCAAATTTTAATTCATCTCTAAGAATCTCAGATGATCTACCTAAATTAAACCCAGTGTCTCCAGTAATTCTTGATTCTGGAACATTTAATGAACGATAAAGTTTCTTTTGAAAATATTGTACGTCTGAAAGTTCTCCAAGATTTTGACCTCCAGGTAAAGTAGTGATTTCTGTCCCTCTACCACCTTCTCTTCTTGGAAGCCAAAAGTCTTCCATCATACTCATAAACTTGCGATCATCACGAACTTCACCCGTATTTGCATCGTAAACAAGTTTGTTACGATAGCGACTCATAACTTCTTTAAGATATTGCTCGGCCTTTACTTTAGGAAGATTTCCAACATCAATATAAAAAATACGACGTTCTGGCGCTCTCGATAATCTATAGATAACCAAAGAATCTTCAATCATTCTTAATTGATTGAGTGCCTTGATTGCTTTATGAAGATAAGATAAAATAGTTCCCTTGTTTCTATCAACTAAACCAGATGTACAGTATGTAATTGAATCTTTAGTTATTTTAATTCCTTTTTGTGGTCTACTGTTATATGAAGTTAATGAATAACTTGACGATGGAGTGTAGATATAATATTCTTCTATTTCTGGAAACTTAACATCTTCCTGCCCTGCTAAAAGTCTTGTTGATTGCTGATTTTTTACTTTCTTTTCTTGCTTAACATGCTTTATTCGCATGGGATCAATATAACGTATTTCCTGTATTCCATCTTCTGGTCTTTTTACATCAATAACTTTCAGGTAAAATAATCTTCCATCAACATACCAATTCCTAAAAATTTCATGACATTTTCTATCAAAATCCATCATTTCTTTAATGGATTTAAATTCTTTACGCATAATCTCTTTCAACTTGTCACTTGCATTCAAGTTTGAAAGTTCTATTTCTACAGGAGAATCATATAAGTCACTTACCAATGCTTCATTTACAACATCTTCTATAGCATTGTCACACTCTGGGTGCAATGCCATTTCTCTATATCTTTTAATTAAATCGTACTCTGTACGATAAACACCTTCAATATCAACATACTGACCATAAAAACCACTTTGTATATAATGATCAACCCCGTCCTCGTTTGATGGAGGTACGGGGGATACTATGGACTTAGATTTTTTTTCGTTATCCTCAATTGAAAAACCAAAAAGTTTCGCCATTTTATAAATTTAACTGCTTATTATGTATTATTTATCAATTGATATTTGTTCCACCAGATACAGGAGAATTACCCTTAAGTGCTTCCCACCAAAGAACTTGCATTTCTACAGAGAACTCTTGAATATTTGCATTATCTGTTGCCACCTGAATTGCCGCAACTTGTGTTGGAAAAAGATCATATAAATGATATGCTCTTAATGTTTTTCCATCTCTATCTAACTGATAAATAAACGCATCTGCAGTATATGATGCCGGATTAGTTACTCCAGTTCCATCAGAAACTCTATTAATTTTATTGACCCAATTTTCAAATGCAGAACGAATACTAAAGTCTGTATCGTTAACAACTGTAATACTCCAAGTATCAAAAGATCTATCACCAGCGACTTTTAAAGTACGACCCCT